CTAATGGATCAAATTCTAGTATACTATTTTGTTTAGTAAATATATTACTATTATTAGGTATTACTTTAAAATCAACACTAGATTTACCCTGTGCAAATGCATAAACCTTAAACGCTGGTATTACTAATTTGCCCGTGGTATAATCAATTGTTCCATATTTTGAATTTACTACACTAACAACTCCATTTATTTTTTTCTTTAAAACTAACACTCCCTTGCCATCGTCTTCTATGTAATGACTACCTGAGTTTTGTGAAATATAAAATGTACTAGTTGTTAGAATACTTGTATATCCATTATAGGGATGGTATAATTTATTTTGAAAATCTATTGTTGTTTTTTCTCCAACATTTAAAGTAGGAGTAATTTTTTTCATTAAAGTAATTTTAGCATCTGCTGCTTTTATAGCAGTGCTAGATTGTTTTATTTGAGTTTCTATGTCTTGAGCAAAAATAGAATCCCCGAACTCTACAAGATTATTTCTAAAATAAACAATTATTCCATCTTTAATTTTTTTTCTTATTGTGGTAGAAGAGTCAGTTGTTAATTCTTTTTCATAATAAACATCCGCGTTTAATAGAATGTACAAAATTTCTGGATCAACTACTGTTATGTCTATTCCAACTATATTTTTTTGTTTTAGTATATTTTGTACTAAATTTTGTTTTTCTTCGGTTGATATTACAGTAGAACCGATTGGACGAACAGACGCAAAAACTTTTCCGTAATAAGGAGGATCGTTTTCTTCTCCGCCCCAACAACGAACCGCAGCATTGTTATTGAATGCCCCTAAGATTGCACCTTCATAATCTTTTACCGTTACTGCTCTTTCTCTGCTTGTATAGTTACGAACAGCATTTCTTCTTATAGAACTTGAAGTTTCTCTGTCATATCCACTATTTGAAGGTTCAATTGTTAAAACGGTAAGATCTTCATCTCCCTCGTAACTAAATGACTTTTTAGTTTCAGTATCGGTTTTGCCTATTCCGTTTGCTTCCGCACCAGAAGTGGACAAGTATTCAATTATTACAACATTACCAACAGATAGTTTTTTACCGATAATTCCATCTCCAAACTTAAGAAGCAATTGACCAAAACTATTTTCTTCGATAAAGAAAGTTTTTGAATTTTCATCCAATGAAGTTAAATCGTTGGATACTTGCCAAGGAATGTTAATACCTGTAATATCGGTTACTGAATTTAATACAACAACACGAATACTATCTTTATCTGCATTTGTGTCAGTAATTAAAAATGCTTGATCGTAAGATTCAACATTGTAACTTATTGTGTTTAATACACCTTGCTTTAATTCAAGGGGGCCACAAGCATATGTTAAAATTTCACCATTTTCACTAGAATCTGGATCGGTGGACGCACCAAATGTATATGGATAAAAAGAATATGCTTCTGTATTTGTAAAGGAATAACGATTGTTATTGTTGATTCCTGTAAATACTGATCCGCGTTGTAACACCTTAGATGATGGCACATTTCCCGCGCTAACAGTTACTAAAACTTTTGCTTTTGCTGCTCTTTTTGTATTTGGTGTATAACCTAATAATTTTGCCAATGATACCACCGAAGATCTTTTATTTGCACGGTCGATAAACATTTCGTTTGCGACCATTGTATTATAAAAACCTTGTTGTGCGGTATTATAAGCCAAAATGTCCAATAGAACTGTCAGATTTGATCCTTCAAGATTAAAATCTGAAAATTCAGATTGAGACTTAAGATAATTGATAAAATTATACTTAATATCAAGAAAACTCAATCCTGCGTCATTTAGAAAGTTGTTTGATTCAGCCATTGTACTTACCTAAAAAAAGTTCTAGTGTGTCTTTTGTTTGAGTTTCTATGGGAGTATAATAAATTGAAATTTCAACAGAATTGGAATCATCTCCACCTTTTACTACTACATCATTTAAATAAACTCTGGGTTCATATGCTTCAATTAAAATTTTAACCCTAGTCTTGAGATAATTTTCAAATCCTTTGCCTTTATTTTCAAAAAGCAAATTACGCAATCCTATGTCAAACTCTGTTGAATATGGTTTTTCAAAAGCATTATAAAGAACAAGATTTTTTAATGATTGTTTGATAGCATCTCTCCCCAATTTACTACCAACATCTCCTGTTAAGGGATTTATATCAAAATTTAAATCTAAATCTTTGTATATTTGCTCTTTTGCCATACTTTTATGTATATTATTAATTTATAAAAACATTTGGAGAACCATTAAAAGCAGTATCGCCGCATGTAATTGGATCGCCAGAACGGTGTATTGGACGATTGTTTACAAATACATTGGAAGTGCTTGTTGCATTTCCAGTGTGACAAGATTTGCCGCAACAGTGTTTTGGATAAAAATCTCCAACTCTGGTTGCTGGTATTTTATTAATAAAAACATTTTTGCTTCCCGTAATACAAGGACGCGGAGGATAGCAATGCCCAGTAGATTTATCTACACCTTTTCTAATTGCTCTTCTCATATATCACCGCCTGGTATGTTTGCTGGCAAGGAAGACAGTGCCGTATTTCCCAAATCTGGCGGTTTACCAGATAGAATACCATCACCGCAACCGATGTCTTTAAATCCGTCAAACAGGTTAGAAAGTAGTCCGTTGATTGCAGAAGCAATACCACCGATAAACTTACCAGCAGCATCTATAATTTTACCAATTATATCGTTAATTGCTCCTAGTACACCGCCAATAATTTCACCAATTTTACCAAGAACATCACCAATTGCTTTTGTGATTTGTCCTAATAAATCTGCTATTTTACCAAATACGGAATTAATAGTATCTAATATTGGTTTTACCACGGCATTTATTAGTTTATTGATTAATTCTCCTATAGCACAACCAACTTCTACTATTGCATCTATAACATCCCCAAGCACAGATCCTATACCAGTAAACACAGAACCTAACCCACCAAGAGAAGAAGCACCACCTGATATTGTCGAAGTTGCTCCTGCTAATGCACCCCCTGCAACCCCTCCAATTCCCGCTGCTCCACCAGCAACACCACTTGCCAAACCACTAGTTGCCGCAGTTGCAGAAGTCACCGCACCAGAAGCAGTAGCGGCAGCAGAAGATGCTACACTTGCAGCACCATTAGCAACATTACTTACTCCTTGTGCTGCACCCTGTGCTAATGTTAAAGAACCGCTTACATTTTGAGTAATTGCTGGACCTAAAGAATCAATTGGACCCGTCAGTGTTTGATTTAGGTTTCCAACATTAGAAGATAACTGACTTACTTGTTGTGCTACTCCAAAATTCAATTCAGATAAAGCATTAACTGCCTGAAGTTGTTGATTTAAATCGACTGTAGCATTTTGAAGTTGTGATAATGGACTTCTGGGATGAGTTGATTGTGTTTTTCTCCAAGAACCACTTGGACCAGGAACATACACTGGTCGTTTATTGGAAGGACTTGCAGAGGATGCTGGTGTAGCAGGAGATGCAGGAGGACCATTTAAGTGTATCATTCCTGCGCTACCCAATATGGAACTTCCTCCATTTAAATGCATAGTAGAGGAACTAATTGATGCTTTTGCTCCCGCTAAAATATCTAAAGTACCACCTGTTGTTTCTCTTGTAGAACCACCAGTTAAAACGCTAACCGATCCACCTGTGGTTACGGAACGAGATCCACCTATCGTCTGATTCTGTGCAGCACCCACATTTAGTGTATCGGTAGTTCCAATTACTTCATCGTTGCTTCCAACTATTTGAATAATTCTATTAAGTAAAATTTTTGTTTCATGACTCATGTGAAACAAATCATACACTCCGCCCATTACTTCTAGACGGTGATCTCCTTTTACTTGCGTTTCTTTATATCCAGTAGTCACTTGAAGATTATCAAACGCACCATCAATTCTGGTGTCTCTAGAACCCCCAATTTCTGTAACTTTGTCCTGTCCTACGACAGTATGCATATGACCTGTGCATTCTAAGTTATAGTCGCCGTTTATAAAATGATTAAAGTTTCCTTTATTTTGACGAAAGTTTACATCACCTTTCATCATTTCTACATTTATATCACCATCATTTAAACGAACATTACAATTCCCCTTTTCCATAAACAGATTTACATTAGCATTTTGTCCAACATGGACATCAAAATTAACGCAAGATGTTTCACTGTTTTGTAAATTATCTCTGTTTACATAAACTTTAAGACCCTTATCTACTGTTACATTGGAAAACCCGTCTATATGAACATTACTATCTCTTAAAACAGAAACATATTGATCTCTTACTATTTTTTCTACTTTGTCTCCATTGGGATGAATTTCGTCAAATGTTCCACTTCTATGAAATATTTGTATTCTTTCTGAGCCTGGAGTATCATCAAATTCTACAATATGTCCAGATTCTGTTTCTGTTACTTTGTTGAAAGGATAGACTGTGCTTTTAGATTCGTTAT